TATATATGCAGTAAAAGCAAGTCCACAAGAAAGAATAATAAAAACTCCCCAGGGAAACTCACTCATAATAAATTACCTACTAATCTCTTCCCAGTCCATAGAAGTATGAATACTAGAGTTAGCAAGACTAGCAGCTGCTACAACTGAGAGTTCATAAGGAGTCCCAGTTAATCCATCTCTTTCTAACTGGAATTTGAATAATGCTTCTTTAAGAATATCAACAGCAGTTACGGCTTGGTTTGATGCACTAGAGTAACCTTCTGCTAAAATTCTTCCTCCACTTACACTAGTACCATCAATTTTATATTCAACTGAACCATCAGGAGAACCACTTACCCAAACTCCACCAGTAGTAGTTCCTCCAGCAAGCACTCTCCAATTATAATGTGCGTTATTTGTAATTCCCATAATAGATAGAGCAGTCAGAATTACAATCGCATCTAATCTATTTGATTTTAATCTTAACGACATTACTGGATAATAAGTTCCTGCAGTTCCAAGAACTACTGGACTTGTGATTGTTGTTCCTACACCTTGTTGTAATCCACGAAGTTCATAACCACCTTCAGACATCACTGAAGAACAAACCTGTTTGAGTGTACTTGCACTTGTAGTCACTCCTGTGTTTGTAATCTCATATCTTAAAGGTAATGATGCGGTAGTAATGTATGTTGATTGAATTCTATTTGAGTGGTGGAATGAATGACAATGAATGAATTGACCATCAATTACAAAACCAACTCTGACTGTTCCAAGTCCCAACCATTCAATATCAGCCCACATAATCTGTCCTTTAGATACATCCAAAGTTATTCCAGATTCGCCAGTTCCATCTAACTTATCTTGGTTCCATTCAGATTGAGGAACTCTAGTTTCAGTAGAAGTTCCTGTTACTAAACTTCTTTCTACAAAACTAACTGAAGTAGATCCAATTCCAGCAACCTCAAAATAAATTCCATTATCTGCACCAAAATATCCTACTCTTTGACGAAGATTTTCTTTTGGTGCATTCATTACAAATGTGCTCAAAATTTTTAATGATTTTCCTGGTTGATATGAAAATACTTTCGTCGTTTCTCTGATAACCGAATCTGTACTTCCAGTACCAATTGTTATATCTACTAAACCTTGTGCAGTTACAAATCCAACTGTGGAACCAGTTCCTACAATTAAACTTGTCCAAAGACCATTATCTCTATATCTGTGGGAAGAATCAAATAATGTAAGAGGACTTGATACTCTTGTTCTTCCAAAAGCATCAGAATTTATAGTAACTGGAAAACGATTGTACTTATCTACAATTTTACCGTTTCTAGTTGCAACACCATTAACTTCAAATAAAGATCTTTCCTGATTCAAATAATCTTGAGTTTGTATATTCCACTGAGCCATGAATCACTCACCCCATGTCAATCTTTCTGGTTGATATCTCTGTGCGTTTTTAACTTTTACTGAACTGGTTGAGTTTGGATAAATGTTATGAACGATTGCACCTGGATATTCATCTTGCAGTTGTTCTGCAAGTTCATTCTTACTCATCATCTTACCTTCAACTTCCATACGATAAATCTTACCCTGCCAAACTACATCAGCAAGAAAAGACTCTTTAACTGGGTCTGATTCAGTTTCAGAACCATTGATATAGAGATTTCCGTTGAAATCTCCAGCAATGTTGATGCTCTCTGATAAAAATTGTTTAAAGGATTTCATTAGTTACAGTTCCAACGACGAAGGGCTTTATTGATTCTGGAATCCGGATCTCTTGCGGTTTCTGCAGAGGTTAACTTCTTCTTCATTCCACTCATTCTACGGCAAAAGGACTGACGGCGTTCAGCTCTTTTGCCAGTAGGCTTTTTTTCAGTTACTGCGGTCTGTAGTTTTGAACCTGGATTCTCTCTACGATACGCATCAACAGCCTTCTGACTCAATCCATCAGTTTTGTCTTTACGATTAACTGATTGCCAATCTTCTTTTACTTCATCTGTAGTCATCATTACGATAGGATTTCTAACTCCCATTGATCTTGCTTTTGTTTTTGCAAGATTAACTTTAGTTGGAAGTTCTCTCATATCTTTGATCTTTTCTTCTTTTTCTTTTTCATCACAACCACACCCCTCACTCATGTTTGGATTGATTTCTTCTTTTTTGAAACATCAATTACTTTTTCTTTTTCATTTTGAACTGTTTGATCATCTACTTCAAAAATAAACTCCTCTCTCCAATTAGAGAATTCTTCTTTTTGATTTTCCTTTCTTCCTTGTCTTTTTGCTAGTGTTCTTTTTACACCATATTTACCAAGAGCAACCCCAGTCTTGACAACTCCAGCACCAAATTTACCTATATTACTCAGCATAGCATCAGCAACATCAGTATCTTTTTCAGAAGAAGCAACTTTTAAATCACCTCTCCAAGCATTTTTAACATCTTGTTTTAATTCAGATCTATGTTGTTTCTTTTTTCTTTTCTTTTCCTCTTCAGCGGCTTGTCTTTTCGCTTTTGCTTCCTTTGCATCACTGCGTTCAAATGATCTCCTTTGTCTTTCAGTTCTAGCAGATTCTTTTTCTCTTTCAGTTTCTCGTTGAATATTTGCAACTTCTATTCTTCCTGAAGCTACTCTCTCTGCAGCTCTTTCTGCTGCAGACAACTTGGGTTTATTTTCCTTCTCTTTTCCCCCTCCATCATCAGAAGTCTGTTCATCTTTTAATGCCTTGTTAGCAGCAACAGATAGTTTTGCTTTCTTAAGTCTGGCTTTCTGTTTTTTTGCAAGTTCTTCTCTTCTTGCCTTTGCAGCCATAATTTGTGCTTCAGAAGCTTCTGCAAGAATTCTATCAACTAAAGAAAGTTCTTCTTTAGTTTCTTTCCTTTCAGGAAGTCCTGCATGTTTTGTTGCAGCAAAATCATGAGCCTGTTGTGTGGTCATTGATTTTGCTGCGGCCTTTACTGCTGGAGAAGCACCCTTCATTTTACCTTCTTGTTCTGCACGAACCATACCCATGAATCTTTGTTGTGCTCTGCTTACAGACATTTCAGAAATATGTTCTTCGTTAGTAATTTCTCCAGTTGCATGTGCTTTACGAATCTTCTTAGGATCCTTCAGCTTACCACCAGGATAATTTCTTTCGTCATTACCCTCAAAATCGGGATCTACATTTGCACGATGTCTTGCTGCTCTTTCTGGAGATGCTTTATCATCATGAATACCTGCTCTGCGAAGAGGTGAAGTCTTTTCTGTCTCTCTCTTATCCTTTTGTTTCTGACGACTTCTTTGTTGCTTGAAGTCTTTCATCGTCATGCCTTCATCAAGATCATTTTCTTCTTTCTGAACACGAAACTTTCCACCAGTTTCCTTATGAGTATCAGAAAGTTCATCAGCTCTGTCATGAGCATACTTTCTACTCTTTACTGGTTTGCCAATTTTCTTTTCGGTTTTTCCATCATGAGAACCATATACTTGGTATGGCATTTCTTCAATATATTCACCTTCTGGTTGGTAAGATTGGCGAAGTTGTTGCATCGCAGCATTTAAAGCATTATTTCTTTTCTGCATTCCATATGCAGCACCCGCAATACCAGTTCCAGGATTTTTGATATTTTGTCCTTTATTTGCAGCAGTTACACCAGAGTCTGCAGCCTTTTTCGCTCTATTAATTGCAGCACCAGCAAGAGCAGCTCCACCAGCAGCGAGTCCAGCAGCAACTAAAGGTGCAATTTCATCAATCTGTTCTACACTCTCTTTCTTAACTTCTCCCTTCTCATATCCAATTCCGTCACCATCATCATCCCACCAACGCTTTGGCTTACCTCTTCTTTCTTCATGTTCAGCTCTTCTTACTCTTCTAGTTCCAGAACCAGGAAGATTATACCCACTTCTCTTATCTCTTGCAGTTGCTCTCTCGTGCTCTGGTAGTTTTTCATCTACCTTTGCTTCGCACATCTCATCAGAGTCTTTCTCACTCTTTTTCTTTTTATCAGCAGCAATAGCATCACCTACAGTAGCTCTTCTAGCCTTCAAATAACTATCAGTAGAATCCACCTTATCATCATTATTCACATCCTCATCTTCTTTGCCGACAGGATCTAATTTTTTAGCTGCCTTAGCTTCTGCAACGATACGCGAAAATTCTTCCCAACTAGCCATTTATTTTGTAGAAATACTGCTAGTTTTATTTATTCTTTTTGCCCTTGCGGAATTTATCGTAGATTGAAGCGATCTTAACTCCAGTGTAACTCTTGACTTCTTGACCTGGAGTTAATGACTGAACATACTCTCTATACTCATCTGTTCCAATCTCATGAGGATTCTCAATAAGATCCTTCAACCATGATTTAAACATTACGCCATCTTCAGTCACACAAATCACATAATTAGTTCCTCTACGAATCACTTCTCCTCTGAGACCGGTGTTCATATTTTCAACGAGATTACCAACCTC